CACCCGTCAAGTCCAATGGAGCAAAGTTGGCAACGGTACCACCGTTATCCCACAAGTTTTTCATACCGCGGAAGAAACTTCCCGCGCCAAGAATTTCGTAAGGTGTGCCTGCTTGACCAAGATTGTTGGGACGGAATTCATCAAAATTCCAAACAATCTGTGCGTTCAAATCATCAAATCCAGCCGTTGGGCCAAAACGAAAATCAGTTTTCAACATCCACATTGGAATGCGAATATCTTCTAATTCGTCATAGATATTATTGCGAGAATAATCAACAGGATTAATGACATCTAGCACGCGGAATAGGTCGGTACGCCCCCAAACAACCTGCTGTTTACCAAGACGAAAACTTACTTGGTCGTCATCATCAAGTTCCATGGTTGCATCCACGTAGAACTCTCTCAGCCAGTCCATTCGGCCGTTATACAGCTCAGGCATCTTTAATTCATTGAGACCTGCATCCATGTAACCAGCCAAACAACCTCTGGAATCGGTATCACAAGGCCTAACCGGCACACCAAACGACACGCCATTACCGTGTGGATGGAGATAATCACCAAGCGCCACCAAGCCAATATTTGGGTTATTTATATAAGAATCTACGAAGGTATTACCCGCCAAAACCACTTGATAAGGAAATGCACTACCGGAACAACTAAGTTACCCTCTTTAAACTCACTATTGTTTGCACCAAAAATTATTAAAGGATTAAGAGTACAATAGTTATTCTGAGGCGTATCTTCAGATTTATCAATACTTGTTAAATTATTTTCTGTAAAGTCATTTGTATTTCCTGATTCATCATCACCTAAATCTGATGCATCAGCAAAATCTAATCTAAAGCCATTATTTCCGTAGGTTAAACCTGAAGGGTTTTTAGGTACCCAAATACCATTACTATCTGTTTCTCCAAATGAAGTAGGTGTAAGTGCAGTACCATCAATAAAATTAAAATCAGAAAGATAACCTCCAATATATCCTGAAGCTGCATAGTTTTTTTTTCCAATTGCTACTGACGCACTTTTATTTAAAAAAGTTTCTTCATTTTGTGCCGGATAATTTGCTGTAGCTAAATCTGTTACTTGAGAACCATTTATATACAGTTTTACTCTATCAGTAGATGTTGCTTGTGTTGTATCCACAGCTGCTACTAAATGATACCAGGCTGCAGGGTCTCTGAGTTTTTGTGTTGTTTGTAATTGCCAACTTGTATCTGAAGCGTGATCGTGTCGAAATTGTATAGTTTCACTTGAGGTATATCTAAAAAAAGTTTCATTTGAACCATCGGTTCCTCCAGCCATTATTTCTTGTGCGTTTCCAGCAGCAAGGTCTTCTATAAGTTTTGTCCAAACACTTATAGTAAATATTTTTCCATTAGTAGGTGTTCCTAATGTTCTTGTTAAACTATCAGAACTACCAATATTAAATCTAGCACTATTCATCTGGAAATCTTGTATTGTAATTGAGAATGCTCTACTTACAGTATTACTGGCACTGTCAAATGCTCTCAACGTAAAGTTTGAAGTTGTATCTGCTGAAACTGCAGAAGCAGTTCCTGTAATTCTACAACTATCACCTGATTGATTAACTAGTGATAAACCTGCTGGTATACTACCTGATTGTAATTCATAAGTTATGGCACTAGATGAATCTGGGTCTCTTGCAATTACTTCTATATCAACTGCATCACCTTCAGTAAACGTACCTAATGATCCTGCACTAGTCACATATAACGGAACAGTATCAATACTAATTTGATTAGCACCTATTACAGATAAACCCTCGCCATTAATAACTTGTATATCATATGGTGATTGAGCAACTAATAAACTTGATCTAGCGATTGTCGCTGATATAGTTGTTGTATTTGTTCTAGTGACTGTATCAAAATTTAATCGAACACCTGTATTACTAATTAATCTAGCGTTTGTACCTGTAGTAAAACCAGAACCTGTAATTGTAAATGTAATATTACCACCATCTGCAGTTTGTGATGTTGTAGGCGAAACACTTGTATAAGTAGGAAAATCTAAAGCTGTTGTATTACTTTTATCTATTCTTTTTAACGCATCAGCACTAGCATCATAAATGATTAATTCATCATTATCAGCAACACTAGTTAATTCTGATAAACCCGTTACAATAGTTTTATCTATAGCAGTATTGTCAACTGCACCTGCTGCTATCTTAGGTTCTGTAACAGCGTTATCTTCTATTATATTTCTAACTATTTTATCTATTGCCATATTTCTATTTATTCGTCTGAATCAGTTGTTGTACTATACTTTTTACCATCTGAAAAGTTTTGTATTGTTGTTGTAAATCCAAAATCATCATCTGCGTCAGCTGACGTAGGATTAGGGACTACGATAATTCTTTCTTCTCTTGCTTTATTAGTAGTGTCTGTATCTGTGTATAAATCTGATTGTACTTCTTTCACAACTTTTTGAGTTGACGCAGGGCCAAATAAGTAAGTTTTCGCAGTAAATCCTAATGTGTATATAACAGCTCTTCTTTGTGAAAAGTCACCACTATAAGTATCTTCATAATTTACACTATTTAAAACAATAGGTATATCTCTCTTTATATTTAACTCTGGTATCGCATTTACAGTCACAGTATAGTCGGGTTGAAAGAACGGTAATATTTGTTCTATAATTTGTAGACCTGCCTCTGCACTCGCTGTAAAAGAATATAAATTGTAAGATATATTATAAGGAACAGGAACAAAGTTATAGTTTAATACTTTACCCTCTTTACCAGCTTTAACGTGTTTAAATTTTTGTACTCTTGTTAATTTTCTACTAGAGTCATATTGAATACCAGTAATCTCAAAACTCATACGAGGTAGAGTTATCGCAAATTCTCTTTCATCTAAATTAGGTTGTGCGTCTAGTCTAGCTAAAAATTTTTCTTTAGGTGCATATACTAATGGCACTCTAATTGATTGAGTAATATTACCATTACTATCTTTTCTTTTGATTTGTATGTTATTAAATATCTGACCAAACCCTATGGTCATTCTTCTCATACTCTCATTATAAAAATATGTTCCAAACATTAAAAGTCAACCTCTCCGAACGGATTACGTTCTGTAAAATCTAATATGTCATCTGTTGTAGATGATGTATCAAAACCAGCTTGTGCATCTAAATCATTATTTTGAGCATATGCTGATTGAGTTTGTAAATTATAAGTTTCAAGTAATAGATAATTAGTATCACCACTTGCGCTATCATTTTCTAATACTAACGATCCAACTTCATTCTCTAAAGTAAATTGATGAGCTAATTGATCTAAACTATATTGATCTTCAGCACTATCAATAGTACCAACACCTGTATTTAATTCTTCTGAACTATACTCCCATCTAGTACATACTAGTTTATAAACTGGTAGTTGACCTAGTTGAAAGAAAGGCTCTTGGTCTTGTACAAATTGTATCTCAAAAAAACTATTCATCAAAGGTAAATAAATTATATCACCTTCGTTTGGTCTACCCTCTGCTACAAGTGTTGCCTTATCATCAACAGCTTGGTCAAATCTTCTTTTAGAGATCATAAAGGTAGTGTCTTCTCTAATCTCTAAACCAAATTTATTTACTATCTCTTGTTCACCAGCAAAACCTTCAGTCGTTTCCATATATGCTTCAAGTAAAAGCGCAGATGAAAATTTAGACAGCATATCTTCGCCTAAAATTAAGTCTCTGTTAACTAGTGTCCGTGGTAAGTAATAAACATCTTGGCCATATATCTTTAGGCCTTCAATGATTAAATCTTCGTAAAGTCTTTTCTCGGATTGATTGCCGATACCCTTACCATCTTGGAAATAGTGATTAACTGGCATGGCATTATCCTATCATCATTGCTGGATTTAATTCGTAAGTTGTTCTTAATTCCGTTTCTAATTTTTCTATATCAGATAAAGCTTCTGAATATATTTGTTGACCATTTAATGTAACTCCACCTAACATAGCAACTCCATTAAATTTAGATAAGTTTGCACCCCATTGTTTTTTGAACAAAGCAGTTACATATCTTTTTAAGAATAGATCATCATTAACATCTGTAAAAGTAGTTGGGTCTAATTTTCTATAACATTCTATAACTAGATACTCACCAACCTGTAAATCATTCTTCCAATCCATATCAACGTATAGTCTATTGTCGTTTTGATTAAATCTCAATGGTTTTTCACCAACAAGTATGTGGTCTAAAAAATCTAAATGTCTTAATACATTATCATAATTAATAATAGAAGTAGAAGAAAAATCATAAAGATCATTTAATCTTAATTGGTATCTTACATCAAATAAGTTTAGATTACCTTTATTAGAAAATGGAAATAAATTAATTACTGATACGACTGATTCAGGTACTACTAAAAAGTTCTGGCCTTCTTTCCAAGTTGTAGTCACAGAGTTTTTAGTTGTTGATTCACCAGAACCATCAACTGTCATTCTATCATAATCTGTCTGTGTGTATTGATATTTTAAATATGTTCTTCTAATACCATCATAATGATATTGTGCATAATATTGATATGCTTCGTCTAGTCTATCTTCTAGTTGGTCATCATCAACATTTATATCAATTACAGGTTTCCCTAACGCTCTCAAAGCGT